GTGTTCGACGCCAACGAGAAATCCTGGGATGGCAACGCCACCTTCGCGATGGTGCAGACCCTCTCGCGCAAGGCCAATCTGGACCAGTTGCCCACCCTGGACCTGCTGGTCATTGATGAGGCGCACCATGCCGCCTCGCCCAGCTACCGGGAGGTGATTGACCAGGTGCTGGTCAAGAACCCGAAGGCGGCCATCTGTGGTCTGACTGCCACCCCGAACCGGGGTGACGGCAAGGGCCTGCGCGAAGTGTTCAGCAACGTGGCTGACCAGATCACGCTGGGCGAGATGATCGCCAGCGGCCACCTGGTGCCGCCACGGACATATGTGATCGACGTTGGCACGCAAGAAGCGCTGCGCAAGGTGCGCCGCACTGCGATCGACTTCGACATGAACGAGGTTGCCAACATCCTCAACAAGACGCTGGTCACCGAGTCGGTGATCAACAATTGGAAGGCTAAGGCACGCGACCGCAAGACCATCGTGTTCTGCTCGACCGTCGAGCACGCCACGGATGTGTGCTCCGCTTTCAATCGGGCAGGAATTGAGTCCGTCCTGATTCACGGCGAGTTGTCCGATGACGAGCGCAAGGAGCGTCTGGCCGCCTATGAAAACGGCAACACCCAGGTCGTCGTCAACGTGGCCGTGCTGACCGAGGGATACGACTACACGCCTACCTCGTGCGTGGTCCTGCTGCGCCCCAGCTCCTACAAGTCCACCTTCATTCAGATGGTGGGCCGTGGTCTGCGCACGGTCGATCCGCAGGAGTTTCCGGGCTTAGTCAAGACCGATTGCATCGTCCTGGACTTCGGCACGGCAAGTCTGATGCATGGCGCGCTGGAGCAGGAGGTCAACCTCGATGGCCATGACAACCTCGGCGATGCCCCCACCAAGGAATGCCCGGAGTGCGATGCCACGGTACCGATGGCCGTCATGGAGTGCCCGCTGTGCGGCCATGTCTGGGAAAAGCAGGACAACCCATCACGCGGGGTGCTCGATCACTTTGTGATGAGTGAGATCGATCTGCTCAGCCGATCCAACTTCCGCTGGTGCGACCTCTTTGGCAGTGACGACGCGCTCATGGCCACCGGCTTCAATGCATGGGGTGGCATCTTCTTTCTCAACGGGCGCTGGCACGCCGTGGGCGGTGCCAAGGGGCACACCACGCAGCTGCTTGCCGTTGGCGAACGCACCGTCTGCATGGCCAAGGCCGATGACTGGCTCAACGAGCATGAGTCGGAGGACTCGGCGCACAAGACGCGGCGCTGGCTCAACGAGTCGCCCACGCCGAAGCAACTGCAGTACTTGCCGCCAGAACTGAGGGCCGACTTCGGCCTGACCCGCTACCAGGCCTCGGCACTGCTGTCGTTCCGCTTCAACCGCAATGCCATCGTGCGGCTGGTCAATGCGGCCAACGACGCCCACGCGCACCAAGTTCTGGAGGCTGCGTGAAATGTGCCGTCTGCCATCGCAAAGCCAAGGGGTACGGCTGGTTCAACCCGCGTGTGCCCCGCTCGGACCCATCCCGTCACAACGACAAGTGGGTGTTCTGCAGCCGTCCCTGTCAGGAGGCCTTCTCCAAGCTCATGAACAAAACGGAGGGACACATGATTGATCCCAGCGATATGGAAATCGCCGCCATGCAGTCCTGCCTCGGCCCTCTGGGGGAGTACGTCGGCTCCATCGGCATGCAGCGGCCACTGGCTGACTACAGCCGGAACGAGGTGCTCATGCTCATTGATGTGGTCGTCACCCGGTACCAGGACAGCATGCTCGAGGAACACGAGCGCATGGCCGCTCGCGACCGGCAGTTTCTGGAACAGCGCATCGCCATCCAAGCCGCAGGCCGGCAGCAAGGACGGTCGTGATGCTGGACTTCAATCACCGTCCGAAATTTCATGAGCAAGTCGGTGCGCTCATCGATGACGCGCTGGCGCTGGAGCGTGATGGGCAGACGCCGCGCGACTATCTGGGCGCATCCCGGCTGGGTGTGGCGTGTGAACGCGCGCTGCAGTTTGAGTACACCCGCACGCCGGTGGATCCGGGGCGCGATTTCTCCGGCCGCGTGCTGCGCATCTTCGAGGTGGGCCATGTACTGGAAGACCTGGCCATCCGCTGGTTGCGACTGATCGGCTTTGACCTCTACACGCGCAAGGCCCATGGCGGCCAGTTTGGCTTCTCCGTGGCCGGCGGCCGCATCAAGGGTCACGTCGACGGCATCCTGAACGATGGTCCCTCGGAGCTGGGCATGCGCTACCCGGCGCTGTGGGAGTGCAAGACCATGAATGACAAGTCCTGGCGGGACACGGTCAAGAACGGTGTGTCCAAGTCCAAGCCGGTCTATGCCGCGCAGATGGCCATCTACCAGGCGTACATGGAAGGCAGTGTTCCAGGGATCTCGGAGAACCCGGCGCTGTTCACGGCCATCAACAAGGACACTCAGGAAATCTGGTTCGAGTTGGTGCCCTTCGATGGCGGGCTCGCGCAGCGCATGTCCGACCGGGCGGTGCGCGTCATCAGCGCCACCGATGCGGGCGAGGTGCTGCCCCGTTTTTCGACCACGCCAACCCACCAGGAGTGCCGCTTCTGTTCATGGCAGGAACGCTGCTGGGGTGGGACCTGATGCACGAGTCCAGCTACTTTGACTTCAACGATGCAGCAGACAGGACCACCGGGGCAGTCGAGGACGTCGAGACCCTGCGCCAGGCGCTGATCGACAGGCTCGAGTCGGTCCTTCTGTTCCTTTTCCCCCAGGGCCGTATCCGTGGAGGCAAGTTCTATGTCGGCGATATCGACGGCTCTGCAGGCAAAAGTCTCGTGGTGGAGATGGAAGGATCGCGACGCGGCCTGTGGTTCGATTTCGCCACCGACATGGGCGGTGATGTGTTCGATGCCTGGGCCATGTCGCGCAACCTGTCGGTCAGGACCGACTTCCCACGCCTCCTGGATGAAGTGCGCCAGTGGTGTGGCGTGGCGCCACCCATGGCCTCCAACCCTCGGCGCGAGGTCCGGTCACAGCCGGTGGATGAACTGGGGCCGTACACGGCCACCTGGGACTATCAGACCCATCTGGGCGAATTGATCGCCCGGGTGTACCGCTACGACCCCGAGCCTGGCCGTAAGGAGTTCAGGCCCTGGGATGTGCGCGCACGCATGTGGCGTGCGCCTGATCCGCGTCCGCTTTACAACCAGCCAGCCATGGCGACTGCTCGCCAGGTGGTGCTGGTGGAAGGTGAAAAGTGCGCCCAGGCCCTTATCGAGCAAGGCATCGTGGCCACCACCGCGATGAACGGCGCGCGCGCACCGATCGACAAAACCGACTGGTCCCCTCTGCGTGGCAAGGACGTCGTGATCTGGCCGGACCGCGATCCGCCGGGCTGGGACTATGCCGAGGCGGCTGCCAAAGCATGTGTGGCTGTGGGCAGTCGTTCAGTGGTGATCGTCATCCCGCCCGAAGGCAAGCCGGATAAGTGGGATGCGGCCGATGCCATCGGGGAGGGGTTCGATTGCAAGGCGTTCATCGAGCGTGGCGAGCGCATCACGGTGAAGGCCAGCGCGGCGGTCCTGCCGGCTTTCACGATGGGCGAGATGCTCGACGACGACACACCCCTGCCGATAGACCTGGTGTCAGGCCGGATCATCACGACCGGCGGCATCGCGATCTTTGGCGGGGCGCCCAAGGTGGGCAAGAGTGACTTCCTGCTGTCGTGGCTGGCGCACATGGCAGCAGGCTTGCCGTTCCTGGAAATGGTGCCGGCACGCCCTTTGAAGGTTTTTTACCTCCAGGCCGAGGTGCAGTACCCGTACCTCAAGGAGAGGATGAAAGCCATCCGTCTGCCCAAAGAGGCGCTCAGGCTCGCCCGGCGCAATCTGGTGGTGACGCCTCAGCTGCACCTCATCCTCGACGAGGACGGGCTGGAGAAGTTGATCCAAACCATCAGCGCGCAATTCGGTGGCGAGCCGCCAGACATCATCGCCATCGACCCGATCCGCAACGTGTTCGACGGTGGCGGCTCCGGTGGTGAGAACGACAACGACGCGATGATGTTTTTCCTCACGCGCCGGGTGGCCAGGATGCAGCAGCGGGTCAATCCGGATTCGGGCGTGTTGCTGGTCCATCACACAAAGAAGATGACCAAGCGCCAGTTCGAGGAAGACCCGTTCCAGGCCTTCGCGGGTGCCAGCAGCCTGCGCAGTTTCTATACCTCCGCAATGCTGCTGCACCGGCCAGACGAGTTGTCCACGGTGCGGCAGTTGTATTTCGAGCTGCGCAACGGTCCAGGCCTTGCCCCCCGGTACGTCGACAAGGTCGATGGCCAGTGGACCGTCGTCAATGACAGCGAACGTCTGGTCAACAAGGATTACGGGAAGCGGCTCGATGCCGAGCGACGGCGCAAGACCGACGTGATCCTTCAGATCCTCTTTGATGAGGGCCTGAAAGGTAATTTCTACACCGCCAATCAGTTCGCCGAAGCCTTCGAGGGCAAGGCGGGCCTTGGCGGCGAGCGCTCGATACGCGAGCGCCTGTCGGCCCTGGCCACGCAGGGCTACATCAAGTATTTCCGCAACGCTGCGGACTACGGGCTGCCGCCATTTGGCCGCTCCAAGTTTGGCTACATGTGCGTCGAGGGCATGGTCCACAACCGGCCCAAGGGCGAGCCCGATCCGGACACCGGTGAGGTGCCCGTGGCGTCCCTGTGCGTGCTGCCCACCCACTACAAGTGCCCGCTTTCCGGGGCGGCGATGCCCGTCGAAAACCCGGAGGTGTGGGTCTATCCCGAAAACAGCAACGACCCACAGGAGTCCGAATGAACACGATTTGCCAAGATAGAGACATCACGG